GTGCTATATTTAATTTTTTGGCAATATCGTTTTGAGATATACCGTTATTCTTCATTTGCATTTTTAATATAGTTAATATATCATTTTGATTTTTTACGATCATATTTTTATTATTCCTTTTCTTTTATAATAACGTAATTTCTTTTTTTGTTATTATATCATAAAAAATCTATTGACAAAATGTAGGATATATGCTACTATATAAGTGTCTTAAAGATAAGGCAATAAAACAAAAGCCTTTGATTTAAACACAAAAAAGAGTTCAAAAAACTCTTGACAATAAGTAGCAAATATGCTACAATATAAACAAGTTAAGAGATAGACATAAAAAACAAACCACATTGAGTTGTCGGTAGTTTTCAAAAATCAATCAATTAACAACAACTTATAAACAGTCTTAAAAAGGAGAGTTAAATAAAAAAAGTAAATCTTAAAAATAAATAAAACGGTTGTACATGATGAAATGTACATAAGGATAATGAAAAAAGGCTTATAAGTGCTGGTAACACCTACAAGCCCATTAAGTATAAAATACTTAGTTCTAGACAATCTAAGTATAACATATCTTAAAAAGTTTTGTCAATTCTGGCAAACAAATTTCATTTTTTTGAACGGCAGACAACTAAATAGTTTGTCTTGCATGATGATATATGATAAACCCTAGATAATAGCAAGGTGGTGCTTGCGGGGTTTTGATAAGGCAATAGCCAACGTGGTAAGTAATAGACAAGTGTCAGAGTAGGGAATAAACCGGGACCATAGGGAACACTTGCAAGGAACAACAAACAAAACTTATATATTTGTAATATATAAGGGCAGACATAACATTGAACGGATCTAAACTTAAGGGTATGATTTTCATACTCTGTTTTTTATGTAACTAATAATAGCAACTGGTTTTCTTGCTTTCCAAACAAAAAGCATGGTTTAAACATTTCAAACCTTAATGGTTGTTAGTGTAAATAATGAATTTCATGGTGGAAGTGTTACCACCTTAAAAAATAAAAAGTGCATATAATACGCAAACATTACACAATAGCACTGTTTGAAGGTGTACGGTTTTACCGTTTCCGTGTCACTTGCGAAGCACCTAGCGAACGAAACACGGAAAATAAAATTTTAAACATTTCCAATCATTTTTAATGGTTGTTAGTGCTAATTAAATCTTTTTTGAATAAAACATCATAACCAAAGATTAACAATGAATCAATCAGTTATAACGCTGGTTAAGATTTCATAATTCTTTTATAGGTCGATGATGGGGTACAAATTAACGCCTTGCATGGTATGCACTCGAAAGACATGCCACTGTCCATGACACTGTTATTTGTATCCATTCATGAACTTATAACTGAATTAAAATCTCAAAAGAGTAAAGGAGTAAAGATGATCACATTATATAAAGATGAAAATAAAAATAATAAAATTAAAGAAACAATTGCTTCTTTAAGGCAAACACAATTACCATTATCTTTTAAATATTATTCAGTAGATGAAAAAATTGATTATATTTTTACTAAATATAATCTTGATTCTAGGGAAATGGCAAGAAAAGTCACATGGGTTTTAATAGGTGATTATAAAAGACAATCTGATATTTGTTGTATGTTGGGTAAAGAATACGCAATGTACAACGCATAATTTATAGGTAGAATACAAGACACAACAAGAGTTGTGTCTTTAATTGTACTTATAAACAAAATCCCGCTTTTATAAGTCGGGTAACTAAAGAAAGAAGGTATATTATGAGTGAAATTATTATGAATGAAGTCAAAGTATGGGTTGGCAATTTAGGAAAGTACAATGAAGGAAATCTTGTAGGAAGATGGATCAAGCTTCCTATTGATGAAGATGATCTCGAAAAGGTGTTAGAATCAATCGGGATTGATAATGAAGAATATGAAGAAATCTTTATTGCTGATTATGATCTTCCTTTTGATTCTAAGGAATTAGGAGAATATACATCAATCGAAAGATTGAATGAAATCGCAGAACGCTATAACGATTTGACAGAAGATGGAAAAGAAGTATTCAACGAAATTAGTACTGATTTCAAATTAGATGAAGCTTTTGACATCGTAGAAGATGGCGATTATATGATTTATTCTAATTGTGATGACATGGGAGACGTAGCAATGCAATATGTGGAAGAAATTGGATTGTTAGACAATGTACCTGGTGATTTAGTTGATTATTTTGATTATCAATCATATGGTCGTGATATGGAAATCAATGGTTATTATATCAGATCTAGTTACTGTGATGGCTATATTGAGATTATTAGATAAAAGGAGTGTTTGAACTATGGAACAATATTTATATGCTGATGAATATGATGACAATGAGATTAAAATTCTAACGGTTGGACAACTGTTAGAATTTTTTAATAAATCGGATGATAAAAAGAACGGTTCAAGGTTAGATGATTATATTCAAGATAATATAAGAATGGATCTTATTGAAGCGTTCTGCCCACATAAAGAAGCAGAAACGGTTGTATGTGATTTACAACCGTTAGCAAAACAGTATATTTTACAAGAAGCCGAGAAGGTTTTTAATGGTATGCCGTGGGTAGATACTGAAGAAGAACTGGATAACGTGTATCATGAGAAAATCAAGAACTTATAAAGAAAAATAAAGTCCCGTAAAGGGCAGAAAGAAGGAAAGATATTATGACAAAATACAGAGTGATTTATAGTTATTTTAGCGAACTTGTAACAGTTGATGAACCTACAACGGACTACGTCACAATTTTAGATCTTGCAATCGATCAACTAGAATCTGATGGAAATATGGGCGTATTTGTTTCAGATGAAGATATAGAACGTGATGGGATCACTGATGATGCATATATCACTGGTGGAAATCACGGACTTAATTTATATCATGGGGGTAATTTCATGATAGAAAGAGTTGACGAGTAAAGAAAGAAGGAAGGAAGAACAATGGAAAATAAAGTACAATTACATAAACCAGCTATAACAGAAATAGCCGTTGCACTTATATGGATTGCAATGGCTATTATTGCATTTATCAAGATCCCGCAAGCCTTCATTTTAGAAGCGTTATTATTAATGATTACCGCTGTCTATATGCTTGCTTGTATGGGATTTTTTGCAGATGATACAGAATAGGAAAGATGGTAGAACGATTATGAAGTATAGAAATTGTTTTGGAAAACTTGAACCGTCAATCGGTTTATATTTTGTGCAAAAGTCCAGCGGTGGAAAATACAAGATATGTAAAAAGGAAGGATGGTACACGACAGACGCAATGTTATTATACGGATCTTTTTTATTTAGTATTGATCCTTTTGACAGCATGGTAAAAGCTTGTGCATACATGAAAACAAATTTAGATAGATTGATTTAGAAAGAAGGTAAGACACAATGAAAACAAAAAACAAAACAATTAAGATCTTATTAACCGTAGTAATTATGTTTACGGCTTTTTTAATGCTGGAAAATACAGTGTATGCAAAGACAAAAAGAAGCAAGTACAGAACAATTAAAGGTATTTATAACAGTGACGGCACAATTGACACGGTTGACGGCTGTTGTTGGAAAGTTCGCAAGGAATCATATGCCTATCCAGGGACTACCGTTGTCACTGTAAAATTTAATACTCACGGAACTAGAAATAAGCTCGATGATTCGATCGTAAAAATCACGGCAAAGAATAGAAATATCCAGCTTGTAAACGATTATATACGACACGAATACGATCTAAACGCCTATAAGGTAAAGTATATCAGTACTGGAAAACTAACCGATAGAATGATCCGTGAACGTGCCACACGACATACAATTTATGTGGAAATTATTAAAAGTGTTTCTGCCGGTGGTAAGCATGGAACGTATGGAAAAAACTATTACATTGCCTATAACAAACGTGTACGCAAAGGAAAACACGTAACGAGTTATTGCATATGGAATCCTTGCAATAGCTACTGTGATGATGTAGAAGCGATCGCAGATAATGGAAAAATCAGATAGAAAGAAGGTTGGAAATTATGAAAGATTATAGAACGATTATTGATAATGATACAGTAGAAATGTTTTGCACGACTTTAGATGATTACTTAGAAGATAGTTTTGAAGGCTGTATGTTAGATAACTATTTCTTTGATATTGGAAATAATAACATGAGATGGGGCAGAATCAAGCTAAGAAAGTACGTGATGATCTTAGAAAAGGGCTTGAATGAATGGTCTAGTGTCAACGAACTGTACGTGACAGACAGCGAAAAGAAGTATAGAGAACTGTTAGATATGTACTATAAGGATCGTGAAGAGTACGAAAAAGAAGAAGAAACGGCATAGAAAGGAAGTGTGGAAATTATGAAGATTGAAACGAAAGAAAGAATCATCAAAGACACTGTATATATCGCAGAAGATGGAAAACGATTTACGACAAAAAGTCATTGTTTGCAATACGAAGAACGATTGAAACGTGCAAAACAGTGGGAAGATAAGAAAAGCATTGTAAACAAAATGATAATAAATTTTGATCTTGTGCCAATGGTAGAAGATACGAGCAGTGATAGAACGTACACCTATTTTAAAGTAGAAAATAATGAAGATGTAGGATTATTGGTTGATGTTTTCAATATAGAAAATATGGCAATACCTTCTGTAAAATCATATCCCGATATTATTATTTGCGAATCATATGGTGTCATTCAAGATATAAACGATTATGCAGAAATTGTACCAGAATTGAACGATATGTGGTGGGATAACTTAAATAATATTCGACAAAGAACAAAAGAATGGTGGAAAAAGTTAGGCTACGACATAACAATTACAAAAAAAGATAACCAGGAGGAACACTAGAATGGAAATTTTAAAGATGACAAGAACAAACATGGTAGTGATTCAAACAGTAGAAAAGGAAGAACGAAACACTTTTGACATTGGAAAAATTAGGGTCGCAGCCTTGCCACCGATCGCAAAGAAAGATCTTATCGCAGAACTTAAGTGTAAAGGTTTCTGCGATGGAATGATCCATACGGCTATGCAATGTAAGTTGGAAGATCTAAACGGATATGTGAACGTATGGAAGTATGTAGCATATATCTTAGCGGTAGAACTGATGGAAAGATTATAAGAAATGATTAGGTTTAAATTTAAGGATCGTAACGGAAAGATTTTGTTCTATACGTTTGATTCAGTTAGTGAAGCTAGACATTTTGCAAAAGAAAACTTCTTGCATTTCTTAGGAATATGGATACGACTGTTTTAGAAGGAAGGTGGAAATTATGATCGTAAAAAATACTTATTCCGATGGTAGAATAGAAATTTTTTGTAATACACCTGATGAATACAATGACTTATGCTGTGAGTACGATCTTGAAGATTGCGGTATGAGTGGAAAATACGTTGGATCTAGTTGGAGCCACGATGATAAGAACAACGTAGATGTTTATTTTAAATATAAAGAAGAATAGAAAGTAGGTGGAAAGAATGAGTCGCAGAACAACTATGGAATCATTAGCGTGTCACATTGAACGAAAGTACAACACACTGTACTTCACAGAGAATCCTCCAAACGCTGGGAAAGATGATGGCTTGTATGGATATAAATACTTCTTGCTATTCAAGAACACGTTCGGAATTTTTCGGAAATATAACACGCAAGAAGAAGCAGTCAACGACATGACGGAAATTTTAAAAGGAGATCCGTCAAAATTATTTAGTTACATAGCCAATTAAAGGCTTTTACTACTCATGATGATATGAGTATACACCTTAACGGAAATACTGGACTATTGAGGCTAATAGTTACTTTAAATGAACGGAAAGACTGTACTACTGATTGCTAGTAGTGACATATTGGAACGGAAAAACGGTGGCGTATGGTAGATAAAAGAGTGCTTTTATCGGTGGGTTCGATTCCTATCCCGTCACTTTTCACGATGGAAATTATCGTGTATAATAAAGGAAAACTATTAATATTTAAAGTCCTGATAGGCAGAAAGAAGGAAATTATGTACGAGTTCAAAGAACTGATCTTGCCTGAACATTTTAGACACGCCTCTTACGGTGGATTTTGTGTAAAACCGGGAATGTTTTATGGCGTAGAAAAAGAAACTGGGAAATTAGTAGCTACAACGGGATGGAATGTAAACGGATTAACAAACATTTATATCCAGCACGAACCAAAGATCCAATGGAATAATGATTTGTGGGAAGATCTTTACGATGATTATGGAAAACCTTTAATCACGATTGAAGAGAACGACTTGCAACGGATTAGTGATAAGGTTAAAGATTTTCAGAAAACGGCAATGGATTTTGAAACGTGGGCAGACGAAAACGGATATAATGAAGAATATTGTGAAGATCTTACTAGAGAAGAACTAGATCAGATAGAAGAATCTTATGAATGGTATTACTTTATGGGATATCCTGAGTTTGTGATCCAGCTTTTAAAAGAACATTGGGATTTAGAAAATTATGAAGAATAGGAAGGTGGAAATTATGAAATCATATAAAGAATACGATAGAGAATTTATTGGGGATAGTGATATTGCGGCTTTAATTTTTGTAGGCACAACAAAAGACGGATTGAAGGCGAATATCTTAAATTTTGGTTGTGATGGAAGATATAATGC